ACTTCTTGAATTCATTCATAAGGCCAAAAGCCTTCTTGGAATCGTTTGTCCGATAGCCACCCTCAAAGGTCTGTGCAAGAACAGTCGGCATGACCTTCCATTGTCTTGCTAATTCCTGCAAATTAGGCTTTATCCCCAAAGAAAACTTTTCTCTAAGCAAAGCATCTGCTTGGGGTTTACTAAGAATAAACCCTAAAGCCTCATTCCTTCTCGCCAGTTTTAGGGTTTCACTTGGAGCGCGAGACTTCTCTGCCCCTATAAAAGAGGGAAGGTTCTTTCGTAGTGCGGTCGTTGATTTCAGCTCTTTTGTTGTTCCTTTAAATTCGTCTTTAAAAATCTTTCTCTGGACATCAGCAACGGTCAATTCACCAAGGCGAATTTTATTTTCTGTCGTTTCAATAAAAATATCCATACCTCTTTCGGCATCTTTATCCATTTGATCAGAAACACTTTTCTCATACTTACCAATTTCCTTTAACGCCCAAGCGGCAGTTTCGTTATCTGGAATAGATGTTCCGTCTGGTTGAATGATATAACGATTAAACTGTGCATATTCCAAAATATTCTTATAGGCATCTTTCTTGCCTTCCACCATTGCCGTAGAAAGTATCAATCGCTGTTCCTTTTGACTGTCTTTAAATAATTGAACAGCTTGGTTCTGGGCGACCTCATCTCCTTTCAATGTCGAAGTCATTCTTTGAATAATAAACTCTGCATGCCGCCAATGATTCTCCGGACTAATTTTAAACGCATTTAAGGAAGTCTGAAGCTCAGTCACGTCCATAGCTCGACCATTCTCCTTCATAAACTGCGCTTCTGTTTCTAAAAAGGCACGGATACCATTGTTGGCAGTAAGGAATTCCTCAGAACGCTTAATATCGTCAGCTCGCGCCCTGGAATTCGCCAGTTGCATAATGCTGCTGCCAACACTAATTCTCGTTTCCTTGGACATCTTCGACGCGAGAAGATGCTGACTTGGCTTCCCCTGGATAAGAACCTTGGAAGTATTATTCATATAATCCAGGCCAGCCTTATAAAGGACACTATTTGGCTGGTCCCTGAGTTCATGAATGATGGTTCCATAGTCCTGTGCAGCCATAAATTTTTCTTCAAACACTTTAAGGGCGCCTTCGAGAACCCCAAATGCCTTTAAATTCGCCATCGTTAGCGTATGTTCATTTAATGCAGTCAGACCAATGGTCGTTAAGCTACCGTCATCGTTATAAAGGATACCTTGCTGGGCAAGATCAAGCATCCGAATTACCGATTCGTTGGCTATCAGAGTATTGCGATCAATATTTTTCTTGAGAACAGCCGTATCCCGCAAGTTGGTGATGTCTGCAAGACCAACTTGCCCTATATATCCAGCACTAAGTGCGAGAGCGTTTTCCGTTCTCGTATCATCCAGAGTCTCAATCACTGATGTCGAATAGGTGCTGTAATCTCTGGTGAAGTCCTCAATGCCGGTCTTGGAATTCTTATGCAAATTGACAAGGCGGCTTGCCTCAACTTCAAACAATTTACTAACGGATAAATTGATTGTCTTATCTTGGGCTTCAAGAAATGAACTATTAAAGATCGTTCCGCGACCTTCTGGTAGAGTGACTCGCTTATATGTCGGACGACCGAATTTATCCGGAGGGCCAAAACCGATTATGCTGCCTTCTTTTTTACCCTCACCCTTTCTTTCCTTGCTAATACTCTGGAGCATTTCGCTTTGGAGTTCATTAAATAGATTACCGGCCTGTTCATAGCCTTGCGCCTCTACTCTACTAGCAGCACCAGATACCTTTGGTGGAACCTGGATACCACGCCGTTTTTGATATTGTTCATAAGCCGACATATCAACCTACCTTTCCAATTGAAATCGCGGTTGTAAGTAAACTACGCGAAGCCCCGGTAAGACCGGTCATTGTTGAGGATGTTTGTCGACTACTAAGGCTAGCAATCTGTAAACGACTCGACCGTGTTCTGGAAAGAGCATTCAATCGGGAATTTGTTTTATCATCTTCTGCCCTCTTATCCAATTCCGTTATAAATGCACGAATAGAACTAATATCCTTTCCCTGCCCCGCAGCCCTTGCCTTGGCAATTTGTCGAAGTCGGCGCTTCTCGTCCTCAATGGCAAGAACATCCTGACGACCGGCCAGCTTCGCCAACTCCATTTCCAACTTGGCTTGTTCTTTCTCAAACTCAAGAGCCTCGGATGTCGCCGCTGAACCCAGAAGAGCCGACCCTGCTGCCGCCCCACCCAAACCGAGAAGCAGACCAGTACTTTCGGCGGCCAATGCAGTACCGAATGTTACGGTACTGGTTGTTGCACCGTAGGCAGTCAGCAATGCACCACCGGTAAAATAAGCTCCGACTGCAAGGGCCGTCAAACCAGCCGCTTTCTTTGCCGTTTCTCCCATTACGCCGTAACCTCTGCATAAATTCCACGCACACTAAGTGGGAGTGGTTCCTTCTGGGTTATGACAATCGTTGGGTCGATCGACCAGCCCAGAAGATAAAACTCGTACTCTCCCTCAACCGGAGACGGAGGAATCGTAAAGTCCTGGTTTGTCTGCTGCAAGATTAGACTGTTGCCAGCGACAGAAACAGACTGCGTTCCATGAACCGACAGAACCACCCTGGAGATACGTTTCTTCTGTCCGGTAATCGGACCCACGTTCTTAATTACAGCATCAACCGGCATTGTCTCCACGGTAATATCATAGTTCAAACCGACATCGGCATTGGTAAGGTATTCCGCAGTTGTCGCAACGCCGGAGCCATTCGTTGTAAACTCTCCGGCGAATTGGGCCTGGGAATTTGTTACCACTTGGACAACGGTTGACGGTAAGTGCGCTGCGGTAAAGGCTTTTGCAACCTTAACCACAGAAACGTCATCGACGCTGCCATCAAAATCAACCTTGGCGCGAAGTTGGAGATTTGATCCGCTCCCGGCGGTAATATTCTGGATATAGGTTCCGTTTCCGGAAACCACCGTACCGGAACCACTATTCAGAATCGGAGTCAATGTCCCGGCGACATAACTGGAAATCGTAAACTTGACCCGATAAACCACTCCGTTGGTCGCTGCACTGGCTTGCTCCAGATCAGAATCGCCGGTTTGGCTTGCATCGCAATCTGCGGTATTGCTATCGGAACCATCAATCGTCCAGCCGGTTCCCTTCGTCCAGCTTACATCCGTGGTAAACGCCCCGTTTGTCACCAGATCGGTAGAATGATCTACAGTGATGGAGGCATCTACCGTTATATTCCAATCGAATTGTTCCAGCCAGACGACGGCGGAGCCGTTAATGGTTCTTTCGACGGTGACAAAGAGGCTGTTGCCAACTGCTGCAACGCTTTGGAATTTCCCATCAGTTGTCCATAGTGTCCACCCTGCCAAATCTTCTGATCGGACAGAATGGAATACAGCGATTGACCCTTCGAGGGCATCACCTGTGGTGTTATTAACAAAGAGCGCATACTGCTCCGGCGCTTCGTCTGTACCAAGCAGGATCGTTCCATCGTCGGCTCCTTTGATTAGATGGCTGGACAAGTGAGAGACTGCACCGGAGGTATAGGCTTGCTCCGTATCCTGCCATAAGAACTCCCGAACCACCTTGCCGGTTTTTTGCAGGAACAGGGTTGCCCCGTCATAGGTCATCGGGTTCAATTCCTGAGAAGAGCCATAGGGCGTCTGGGAAATAAACGAAATATTGCTTGGCGTTAGCGGGTTGGCTTGAGATTGGGGTACATAAATCTCACCTCCGTTGGTAAACATCTGAATATTCCGTGAAGAAACCATGTGACGGATTTCCCCAACCTGTTCTGCTGCTACCGAGGCGTCAATAGCTTCTGCATCGCCACCAGCACCAATGTCGAAATTAAAGAAAGCTCCGATCTGGGAAGCCCAGAAACCGTCTGGTCGGCTGGTCGAGCCAGCAAGGCAAAGACGCTGATCATGAAAGGCCGCGCATCGGGGATAACCGCGAACACCGGAAAACGTCTGTTCATCCCAGAACACCTGGGCCGTAGTCGCGGCAAGTGTTTCCAGGACCGTACAGGCAGCGACCGTCGTGCTGGTAATGGAGTTTATCCGTATCTCCTTGTAGTCGGCGGCACTGGTTGAATATCGAAAAATTGTTCCAGCGTGACCGGAAACAAAAATTGCCTCGGAACAAGTCAGATTGATAGAGCCTGTCGTTGCCGATGGCGTCATCGTCGAGGAATCTTGCAGAAATTTATAATAGGGCTGATATGTCGGTGCGCCGGACGAGTGAACCTCGAAAGCGAAGTCCGCAAGAGTAAAGGTCGTCGCTCCGGTTCGCATCAACTTTTGGATCATAAAATCCTTGTGCGTTACGATAATCGTATCAGCACTTGAAGTCAGCGTTAGTTGCCTAACATCCGCTGCCGCCCAAGGGGCACTTGAAACGGTGGCCAACAGCGTACCGGAATCATTAAAAACCTTTACGTTCGAGGCATAGAACCCAAGGACATAGTCCTGGCCTTCGGTATAAGAATATTCATGGAGAATAGTAGGATCGGAAAGCACCGCTTTATAGACTGTGCCGGGACGCCGACGAAATCCACCCTGCACATACAGACCGACATTACGAAGTGACCTTCCGCCAGCAAAGTATGGCTTCAAGTCCGAGCGCATCCTCATTAGGGGAGAGAGTTCCCCCGATGTGAAGGACGTTTGTAGAATGCGTAGATTTTCTCCGGCCATTAGCGCCTCGCATCAATTAATCTGCGAGACTTCACTTGCCTTGTGGTTTGTTGCTGCGCTTCGACCGTTTTCGCCTCTTGAAGAAATATCGTCGCTTGATTACCAAGGAGTTCCGCAAGGGTCGCCTTCTGGGCAATAGAAGAAGCGAATACCGACGCCAGCTTGTAAACAACATACTCCGTGAAATAAGGAGGCCAATCTACGGTATCGACCCGATAGGTATAGTCGGCTGTTACAATATCGTCAGAGGTCGCGTTGCAATAAATCTTGCTCTCGTAGCGATCATACTTGATTGGGTTGCTGAGAACCGTAACAGCGTGGAGAACCAGGATGGGAGGGCTGGTCGGCATCTGGTAAGCAGAGTCCCAACGGGCCTCCGGTTTTGCTGCCAACCTGGACAAGTCAATCTGGCCAGTGGCAAAACGCCAGCGATATTTGGAAATAGCAGCCTCGACAAAACCCTCGTAAAGATTCTTGGCAACAGTGGATTCGGTGGTTGCGGGGGAGGGGTCGAAATCAGAAATCGTATCAGCGCCAATTAAGACCAACGCTCTTGAGGCAACATTAACATCAGTCAAGGCCATTAAGACGCCCCTCTAGTAATATAGGTTTCCAATGACCAAAACGCCGGGGGAGGCTGGAACCCCCCCCGGTTTTGTCTAGTCGGTGTCTGTCTGGACAATCACCGTACCATCGGACACATCGACTGTAGTGCCGTCGTTCGAGAGAACGATACACCAACTCATTGTCGGAGTGTTGGAATCGACCACTAGGATCAAGTCATTGACTTGAAGCATGTTGACCGCTTCACCGGTAAAGTAAGCTGCCGTGTTGATAGTCGCAATGGCGTCCGTCGTGATGTAGTGCCACAACGAAAACCCATTAGCGGTTGTCAGAAGCGAGAGGTTTGAAGAACTATAAGCCATTTGGCCCTCCTATGTGTTTTGGCAGGAAACTTCGATGATGCCATTTGCATCAACGAGGACAGAACCCTGCGACATATAGTTGACGACCAGATGGGCTTGCTTGCGGCCATCCCAGGAAACGTCCTGAGAAATATCCGCGCCGATGCCATGACCCATTGAAGTCGTATGATAGGCGAAAGTCTTATAGATATTCGTAGCAACATCAAGACCGGAAAACGCGAAGAACATGAATCCATGCCAACGTTTAGCGACCATACCACCCTGGTACGGTAAACCGTCAGAACCGATGTAATCCGCACTTGCGAATTCTGTGATGTCCATCAGGTCTGACCATTGCTTGTGATCGACGACCCAGAAGCGATTGCCATCGTCAGGGACATCATTTTGTCCGAGAGTCTCAAAGGCTTCGTGAGCTTTCGCTTTGGTCATACCGGCAGAGCCGTGAGCAATGGTAGAGGTAGTGGTATCCATCGCCGTCGTAATTAACGAGTCGGTCTTGCGGCCAAGGGCGGAAGCGCCAGCCTGGGCTGCAAGGTTACGTTCGTCAATGTTGGTCTTGAGAAGATCGAGCCGGTCGACATATTCGCCAGCATAATAGTCTGCCATCGAACAATCGACTGTAGTGTGACTGACGTTCATAAGCGGTACATCCCCGTGTCGGGATTTCGTGCTTGCGGTTCCAGTTCCATATTTCTGGAATCGAACGTCTTCACCTTGAACGGCGACTTTTCGCCGAATAGTATTACGGAGTTTCGTACCCATACGCTGATAGGCGACATGGACATCGGATTCAAACTGCCGAATAAAGGCTGTTGATATTGATGTGGACATAATGCCCTCCAAAGATTGATCCAAAAAACACTTTTGCGGTTGTGCCTTGGTCTTGGGACTAAGCGGTTATGCCCTAAATCGGGGGCCGCGCCCTAAACGTAGGGGCCGACTGGTATATTCTTGTCACATATAGTATTATTTTCGCAATGCACATTTTAATTGCCCCTCCGGGTTTAGGGGTCCGGAGGGGCCATAATCAGGTGGGTAAGCGGGAGGATTGGCCTGATTATGTTTAGCTGGAATACAGCTTTTCAAAACCAGCATCTACCTCTCGAACGAACTTGGGATCACGTTTGTTGACATCCCAATAGCGTGGATCAGCTTGCTTGGTCTGAAGGTCTTCAAGGGTAGCCTTCGATACACCCGTAGAATCAAAATCAGATGGTGAGAAAGCCGGTTCTCCAGATTTTTCCATGATTTCTTCCAGGGCCTCGATTCCCTTTGCCGTTACTGCAAATGATTCCAGGGCCGCATAAGTATCTTCGGTCAAATTCGCTTGCGCCCAGAGATTGACGGCCTCGGCCCGTTCAAGCCCCTGTTCGCCAAGCGCGGCGATTTCGGTTTCGTAATCCGGCATACTGTTCAACTGGCTATTGATATACATAGAAACGCCCTGGTCGAACATGTCCTGATTGCCGCCAAGCTCGTGAACCATTTCCCGCCACGCTTTGATGGACGGGTCTTTCTCGTTAAATGTAAACTCAAACCCTTCCGGCATCTTGACCGATTCCGGAACTTGGAGAGCATAGTCATCGGCGCTCTCCGGCCTGTTCGCCAAACGGGCGGTATTGAATTCTTCCGTTACCACTTTTTTCATATCGGCCTTGGATGTTCTCAGCTTGCCTTCCAGGCTTTTCGTGGACTTGCCCCAGGCCCCATGATCTATATCGCCGGTCGTCACATCGAAGAATTTTACCGGGACGCCTTCCGGCGCAGTATATTCCTGTATCTTCGCCGTCCCGCCTTCGCTGCTGCTTTCCGCAGCGCCATCGCCAGCAGAAGTTGCTTCACCGCCGCTTTCTCCGCCATCATCAGCCATTACCTTGCTCCTTCTTATTTATAACTGCTTGCTTCTGTTGATTACCGGCATCAATTCGTGCGGAGATAACGCCGCACAGGAATCGCATACCTTCCAAATGCCGTAAGGCAGCATCGGAAATCTCCCCCCCGCTGACGGCATTAATCGTAATTGATTTCAGATAATTCATAACGACCTCGCCACTCATGTCTCTAAAAGTCGCAGCGAAAGCCTCGTTGATCTTGTATTCGGATTCTTTGGTTCTTTCCCGCCCATCAAGTCCTGTAACTCGATTCCCCTTTTTAATCATAGAATCTCCTATTTGATCTGATTAAAAACATTCCCCATTGATGGTTTCTTCCCAACCGGAACCTTTTTGACTTTTTTAGGCTCCGGCTTTTTGGCCTCGTCATTCTTCTTTAGAGACAGAGTTTTCTTCGCCATTACTTATTTCCTTTTTCCGGTTTTTTCTTAACAGGCTTCTTGCTCAAGAGGCTTTTCGTCTTCGGTGATGTCGATGGATAACCTACACCTTTGGGCATATCATCTCCTCTTTCTGGCGCGATGTACCTTACGCTTTTCATTTTCCAAGAATTCAGCCTCGCCAACATTTAAGGGCTTCGATGATGTTATCGCGCTCAAGGCGACTCCAGCAGGGCCAGCAAAACGGACAACGGAAGAAACCGCCTTACTTAGAAGGGATTTTCCTGTATTAAACGCTCTTGCCCTTTGGATTTCCGAATCCTTCGGCACATTGCTACGCCGATACACTTCTCCGTCTTGATGGATAACAGTGTTTCTAGCTTTCGCTTTCGCCGCAGTTTTTTCCATTTTCCAGGATTGATTACCGGGGTCGCTGCCCATCGTACCGCCTTCTACATGCATTTGTTTTATGAGCTGTCCGAGTTTTCCGGTTCGGGTAAGTATCGACCGATTGGACGCCTTAACGTTACTGGCAATAATTTTGGCATTGCGTTTGCCAAGGGCCTTCGACCATTTTTTCGGCATTTTCTTATGTCGCCCATGATCTGCCATTAGTTAATTGCTCCAGGGGGCGGGGCAGGAGCCGCACCGGTTGCATTAGGGTCAACCCCGGATTGAAGCAAATTGGTTTGCTCGATTGCCTTCGCCAACTGCTGCTGTTCCAGTTTGGACCGGATCAACTTTTCGGGAACACCGATTTCCGATCCGGTGTAGATCGCGGCTTCTTCCGCCTTGACCACCAGATTAACCATCTGCGGCCCGAATCCGGCGTTG